AAAGAACAGCAAACAAAATTATGAAATCTACTTTTGATAAAAATGCAGAGAAGTTTGTAAACCTTATGGTTGAAAAAATTGAAAGTTTGTCTATGAATTGGCAAAAACCTTGGTTCTCTAAAGTCAACTCTAAACAGAACTTTTTACCACAAAATTTAACAGGTCGTACTTATAGTGGTGGAAACGCTTTTTTACTTTATTTTTTGTGTGAAAAATATAATTATCAAACTCCTGTTTTTTTGACATTCAATCAAGCACGAAACGAAGGTATTAATGTTCTAAAAGGTGCTGTTGCTTTTCCTGTTTATTATACATTATTTTGTGCTTATCATCGTCAGACAAATGAAAAAATTTCATATGATGAATATAACAAATTATCGGAAGAAGAACAAAAAGAATACCGTTTAGCAGCTTATACAAAATATTTCCAAGTTTTTAATTTAGACCAAACAAACTTTGCGGAAAAATATCCCAATAGATGGGATATATTAAAGGCTAAATTTTCAGGAGAGGAACAGCCACAAGAAGAGAAAGAAATGTATGTAAATCCAATACTTGATGAAATGAATAAGAATCAAAATTGGGTATGTCCTATTCAAACGGTTTCTAGTGATAGTGCGTTTTATTCAATATCAAATGATAGCATTACTTTACCTTTAAAGAGCCAATTTAAGGACGGAGAAAGTTTTTATGGTACAGAATTACATGAAATGGGACATAGTACAGGTGTTAAAAATAGACTAAATCGAAAAGGATTTTATGAAAATGATAAATTCAATTATGGGCGTGAAGAACTTGTAGCAGAATTAATATCGGCTTTGTCTGGTGTATATTTGGGTATTTCTGTAACCGTCAGAGAAGAAAATGCGGCTTATTTAAAATCATGGTGCAAAGCAATAAAAGAAGAACCTAAATTTTTATTTACTGTATTGGCAGATGCTATTAAAGGTAGTAAATTCATAGCCCAGCATCTAAATATAAGGCTAGATGTGGAAGAAGTTGAAGAAGAGAAAAATACAAAGGTTGCTTAAAGGTTCCTTCCCCCCTTATTGGGGGGGAGTTCTTTTTTCAAACGCCAAAAAAGAACCAAAAAGGCTTAATCGCTTCACTTTGTTACGCTCCAATAGTTTTGCTATCGGTAAACCCACCCACCCTTCTAAGGTATGTTTCTTTATCCCTTCTGCAATCCTTAGTAAAGTTCCACTACCTTTTAGGTAACTCCACTTTAGTAAGCATTGCAGAAGCGGAAACATGACGCAAATTAAAATAAACAGATAGCTAAAAAGTAAATTTGAGAAAAGCGTAGCGATTCAACTGAAAGAGTGGTCGTTACGCTTTTGCTTTTGATGTGGAAAAGGTCGTTTGCAGACATCCAAAAGCCACACAACGCAAGAGTTCAGTTACCACATCATTACTGCCGTAATGTGTGAACTTCCAGAATAAGCATCTGTTTTTCTGCGATTTGCGTAATTTTGCGTAGCTGTTGGTAACTCACGGTAAACTAATTTTGTCACCAAAAAAGAAGTGAGTTATGCGAAGTACATTCAAGGTCTTATTCTACGTGAAGAAAGGCAGTGCAAAGCCCAACGGCAACCTGCCACTGATGTGCCGCCTTACGGTGGACGGAGAGATTAAGCAGTTCAGTTGCAAAATGGAAGTTCCACCCCATTTGTGGGATGTGAAGAACAACCGTGCTTCGGGCAAGAGTGCCGAAGCGCAGAGAATCAACCGTGCGGTTGACAAGATTCGGGTGGAGGTGAACCGCCGCTACCAAGAACTGATGCAGACAGACGGATATGTGACCGCTGCCAAACTGAAAGATGCCTATCTCGGTATCGGTATCAAGCAGGAAACCTTGCTGAAACTCTTTGAGCAGCACAATGCGGAGTTTGCAAAGAAAGTCGGACACAGCCGTGCCAAAGGAACATTCCAACGGTACATAACCGTCTGCAAGCATATTCGGGAGTTCCTGCCCCATACATACAAGCGTGAGGATATTCCCCTCAAAGAGTTAAACCTCACGTTCATCAACGACTTCGAGTATTTCCTGCGCACGGTGAAGAAATGCCGCACTAATACCATTTGGGGCTATATGATTGTGTTGAAGCACATCATTTCCATAGCGAGAAATGACGGTCGTCTGCCGTTCAATCCCTTTGCAGGGTATATCAACTCTCCCGAAAGCGTGGACAGGGGGTATATCACGAAAGAGGAGATACACACCATGATGAATACCGAGATGCCCGACAAGACCCACGAGCTTGTGAGGGACCTGTTTCTGTTTTCGGTGTTCACGGGGTTGGCATATTCCGATGTCAAGAACCTCACCACCGACAACCTGCAAACTTTCTTTGACGGTAACTTATGGATTATCACCCGAAGAAAGAAGACCAACACCGAATCGAATATCCGTCTGTTGGACGTTCCCCGAAAGATTATAGAGAAGTATAAGGGGATGGCAAAGGACAATAAGGTTTTCCCCATGCCAAGTAATACGACCTGCAACAAAAAGCTGAAAGCCATAGCCGATTTGTGCGGTATAAAGACACATTTAACATATCATGTCGCAAGACATTCGGCAGCAACTACCATACTGTTATCCAACGGAGTACCCATTGAAACCGTCAGCCGCCTGTTGGGGCATACCAACATAAAGACCACTCAAATCTACGCGAAGATAACCGCCCAAAAGATAAGTCAGGACTTGGAACTGTTGTCCGACAAGTTGGGGGATATGGAGAAAAGCATTTGCAGTGCCATTTGATAACCCATAAAGAAGAATACAGATGAAAGAGAAACGAAGCATCATCACGATGGACGGACAGGGCAACATCGCCCTGCCGACCGATACAGTCTCCATTGCCATGACCGAGTGGGAACTCTGCGAGTTGTTCGGGGTTATCGCCCCAACAATCCGAGCAGGGATAAAGGCTCTTTGTAAAAGCGGTGTTTTGAGGGAATATGAGACAAAGCATACCATCAAACTGTCGGACAAACGCAGCATGGAGGTTTACAGTCTTGAAGCCATCATCGCCCTTGCTTTCCGCATCAACACATTCGGAGCGGAACAGGTTCGCAGAGCCATACTTGAAAGACTGTACTTGCGAAAAGAAAAAACAGGCATCTTCTTTTCGCTGAACATCACTGATACGGCAAATCCGAAATACTTTGCATAGGCGTATTGCCATTCACACATACTCACGCACCCGAAGAAGCATCTGTTTTCAGCTCTGTTTCTTCGGATTTTTTGTTTTTACAGCCCCGAACAGCCCCGAAGTATTTTTTGCTGCGTTCTGCTGTGATTTGCGTATCAACTTATCCGACAGTTGATTATACTTTTGTAGCTGACATTTTTTCAAACTTAAATCATTGGAATATGGAAGCAAACAAAGTAAATGACAGCCACCGACCGCCCACAGATGGCGGCATGGCAAAGGAAGAGTTTATCCGTGTCGGCACAACGCTCTACAAGATTGTGGAGCAGCCAAGACTGAACGGAGGGTATGTAAGGAAGCGCATCGCATGGAACAACGAGACCCTGCGCCAAGACTATGGCAAGGACTACATCGGCAGCGTACCCAAGTATGACGGCTTCTGCACCGTACCCGAACACGTCAGCTATCAGCCTGTAATCGGCAAGTTCCTTAACCTCTACGAGCCGATACCCCACCAACCGCAAGAGGGTGATTTCCCCTCTGTCCGCTCATTGGTGGAACATATCTTCGGGGAGCAATACGAGTTGGGAATGGACTATCTTCAACTGCTCTACCTGCAACCCATTCAGAAGTTGCCCATCCTGCTGTTGGTGTCGGAGGAGCGCAACACAGGCAAAAGTACATTCCTCAATTTTCTGAAAGCCCTGTTTCAGAATAACGTGACATTCAACACCAACGAGGATTTCCGCAGCCAGTTCAATTCCGACTGGGCTGGGAAACTCCTTATCGTGGTGGACGAAGTATTGCTGAGCCGCCGGGAGGACAGCGAGCGGTTGAAGAACCTGAGCACGGCACTATCCTACAAGGTGGAAGCCAAAGGCAAAGACCGTGACGAAATTGCGTTCTTCGCCAAATTCGTGCTGTGTTCAAACAACGAGTACCTGCCTGTCATCATTGATGCAGGTGAAACCCGTTATTGGGTGCGCAAGATAGACCGCTTGCAGTCGGATGATACCGACTTCCTGCAAAAACTGAAAGCGGAGATACCTGCTTTTCTCCACCATTTACAGCATAGGCAGCTATCCACCGAAAAGAAAAGCCGTATGTGGTTCACGCCCTCACTACTGCATACCGAAGCCTTGCAGAAGATTATCCGCAGCAACCGCAACAGATTGGAGATAGAGATGCACGAGCTTATCCTTGACATTATGGAAAGTGTAGGCACGGACACTTTCTCTTTTGACTGCAACGATATTTTTCTTTTGTTGCGGTATTCACAGGCAAAAGTGGAGAAACATCAAGTACGCAGGGTATTGAAAGAGTGTTGGAAACTTAATCCTGCACCCAACACGCTTACCTATACCACCTATCAGTTGGACTATACCCGTGACTGTCACTATTCGCCCATGCGGAAGACAGGACGGTTCTACACCGTGACAAAATCGTTTTTGGAAACACTATGATTATTTTGATGAAATGATGAATAAGTATATAAATATATTGAAATATAGATATTTACATTCTCATCAAACATTCATCAAAAGTATCTCACTGATGAAAGGAGAAAACAGGACGGACAGACCATGCCCGACACCGTAAACGATGAATTTCTCTTTTCGTGAGTGGTTTGATGAATAAATGATGAGATGATATATAGATATAAATCAATGTGTTAAACCATATGTTCATCAAATCATCGCTTTATCAACCATCATCAAATCCGTAGGAATATACATTATGACAATACAGGAAGCAAAACAAATCAGAATAGCAGACTATCTGCAAAGTCTGGGGTACACACCCGTCAAGCGACAAGATAGCAGCCTTTGGTACAAGTCACCGCTGAGAGAGGAAGCCGAAGCCTCGTTCAAGGTAAACACCGAACTCAACCAATGGTATGACTTCGGCATCGGCAAGGGTGGCAATATCATCGCATTGGCTTCGGAACTCTACCGCTCCGACAACGTGCCGTATCTGTTGGAGTGCATCGCCAAACAGACACCGCATCTGCACACCGCCATCCATGTACCATTTTCTTTTGGTCGGCAATCCGTTTCAGAACCGATGTACCGACATCTGCAAGTTTCGGAGTTATCCTCTCCTGTACTATTATCCTATTTGCAGGAGCGAGGAATAAGCACCGAACTCGCCAAGAGGGAATGTAAGGAACTGCATTTTGAAAACAAGGGCAGACCATACTTCGCCATCGGTTTCCCGAATATGGCAGGTGGTTATGAGGTGCGCAACCGCTATTTCAAAGGTTGTGTCGCTCCAAAGGACATCACCCATATCCGACAAAGTGGAGAACAGCCGACAACCTGTTATCTTTTCGAGGGCTTCATGGATTACCTCTCGTTCCTTTCCATCCGTGTGAGGAACAATCCGCAATGCCCCCGACTGACCACGCAGGATTATATCATCTTGAACTCCGTTTCCAATCTCGCAAAGGCGGAGGGCATATTGGCTGACTATTCCCAAATCGGCTGTTTCCTTGACAACGATACGGCAGGACGGACAGCCTGTGAGCATCTGCAAGCAAGGTTCGGGGAACGCCTTTCCGACAAGTCCATACACTATAGTGAGTATAAGGACTTGAACGACTACCTGTGCGGTAAGCCCTTGTCCCAATCGGCAGAGCCGATGAAGCAGGAGAGGCAAGTCCAATCCGCAAGGCGGATGATGCAGCCACCGAAAAAGCGAGGGCTGAAGATGTAGGGAGTGAGAACGCTTGCAGCCGTGCGGATATTTACAAGCGGAAAATACCATAGCTTATTAGGGAATTTTCCGAGCCGCATTGCAAGCAACGCTGAAAATTCCCCAATAAGCCAAAGAGGTTGCACCTCTCTGGACTCTCCCAAGCCAACGGCAGA